GCACCTCGATGAGGTGCTTATCCGCAGAACAAAACTGTACCCCTAGTTGTGGCACCAAGAACTTACGTTCTTGCGAACGCGATCTAAATTGACTAATAAAAGCCAATGAAGACAATCAAAAATAAAATATTAGAAAACCAGTGGTTACCTTCCATAAGGAAGATACTACCAGTGATCAATATTCTACATTTGAAGGATTCTCTGGATAATGTAGATAAGTTCTATATTCTAGTTCAACACCTTTTAAAACATAAAGGTGAAGAAAGGGCCATGCAGATACTCAAAGAGTATCGGCTAGCCTTACAACAGTATGTCTTACGACAACCGTTGTCGAGAATTCCTTTTCAGAAAACTGATAAGGACGGGTTTCCGAAAGCTATTCGCTTTCTGAAGCCAGATAGAACTGACCGGAAACAAGTAATGTATTCACTATCAGTCCTAAGACTGATTGAGGAATTTCGGTGTAAACCGAAATACCTAGTGGACACAATTACCGCTGATTCCACCGCCAAACGTGAAACGCTTGACGAGATAACAGCGTTCATCCGAAGCAAACCAAGAATTCTAAGGGTTTTGCCCAAAGAACTTTTGGAGCCTCGTCTTATACTTAGTAACAAAGCTGGTCCTTCCGGACCTGCTTCTATTACGTGCTTACAAGACTTGAAAGCCTTACGGCAATCAGGTAATGAGGCACTCTATGAATGCATTCGGTCGTTTATCAAAGATAAACTTCCTTATGTAGACATGGATAAGTATGAGAGCCCTAGCGGAGAGTTTAAACACTCAAAGCTAGTTCTGCTAAGCGATAAAGCGTGTAAAACACGAATTATTGCAATCGCAGATTGGTGGTCTAACATATGTCTTTCAGGTATCCATGATACCTTTATGAAAGGCTTACGAAGACTACCAAGCGATGTAACTTATTTCCAAGATCGGATACCAAATTTAGTAAAGAATTTGGGACCAAATCTATACAGTTCCGATATGACAGCATTTACTGATCGCTTCCCTCGAGAAATCGAGGTTGAAGTGATCAAAGCTGCATACGGAGCCACAATAGGTGAAGTATGGGAAACTATCGTCAGCCATAGAGAATTCTACCATGAGAATGGTAGCGTTCGCTATAAGGTAGGCAACCCAATGGGCTTATTAAGCTCATGGGCTGTCTCAACCTTCACGCACCATGTCGTTAAAGACTGGTGTGCGCAAAAATGCG